TTCCATTATAGATACATAAGAGTCTACTACTAGTTTACGTTTTTCATCTGGCCAAGCCATTTTATATTTTCCTGTTTTGTTATTAATGAGAAGTAATTATACTTTGATTTTGACTGTTTGTCAATAAGTATTTTATTTAATTGTGAAACCAAACTCGTCGCAAAGATTTGCAATTTTTTGTAGGTGTTGTACTGTTCCTTTATTTTCTTCGTTAACTGTGATTTTTTTAGTTCTTTGTGTGTCTTTAAAGGCTACGGTACTTCCAGCAGCAAAGCCTTTAGGGGAAAAGTCTGGTTTTAAATAACATTCGCTCAGAGAAGTAGCCTGTTGACCCATTAAGTAACTAGGTATGCACGTGCCTTCGGGTAGAAAAACAAACTCTATGTCTGGGTAAATAAATTTTGCCGCAAACCGTAACTTTACTACTTTACGAATGTCTACCATGTCATAGTTAGGAGCATCTTCTGCAATACCATCCACAGTAAACGCATAGTGATTAAATACTAAGGTTTCTAGTATCTGTAAAAAACCTGTTCTAGTTATTTGAACATTAGTAAAAAAGTCTATGTCAGACTCTTGGTCTATAGGAAGTCCCAGTAAGCTTTTATACGCAAAAGACCCCCCAATATAAAATTTATTGGGAAACAGGTTTTCTAGTGCCTTAACACAACCTGGTAAACAGATTGTTGGGGTTTTATTAGATTTTTGTAAGTTTATGATTTGTTCTTTCATAGAAATTTGCATACTATCTAAGCTCCTTAGTTTTCTTGTTTGCTTCAAGCAGTGTTTTGTTTACTTGAAACGCTATTTCTTCGGTAGTAAGAACATCAGTACTTAACTTGCCTAGCTTTACACCCAATTTTTCTAGGTGTACTAAGTCTCCTAGTTCGTAAGGAGCTTGGTAAGCATACTGCATAATACCGTCGCCCCATACACGTATTCGGTAGGCATTCTTAAACTTAGCCATAATTCTGGCTATACAGTTATATTTAGAAGACCAGACATACTGCCCGATTTCAAAAGAATCAGCCATGCACACTTCTGGTAAGAGTGGTGGACTTAGCTGGTCAATTTTAGTATGTAGACGAATAAGCGCACCATTTTTTACAAGATGATGCTTTATGGTATCAGTACTTCTAAAGTAGATTTCTGATAATTCTTGCATAGAGTACCCACCCAAGTGGTCTGTAATTATCTCAGCCAATTCCACAGCAGTTACAGGTTCTTTTCTTTTTCTAGCACGAAGTTCTTTATCAATTCTTATTTTATTATCGTACTCTTCTAGCTGAGACTCCATAGTTTTATTATTTGATACGCCCAAAATGTCGCAAGCACCTTTTTTGGTTCCGCCATTGCCTAGCCACTCCTTAGCTCTTATAATAGTGTCTTCTGATATAGCTTTTCTACGTGACATGTTTTAATCCTTTTCCTAATTTCTAAAAACATATTATAGCAATAATTCAGCCTTTATGCAAGCTATTTTTTTCTTAAAATTAAGTATGTAGCTTTTGTAATTTTTCTTTGGTGCTCTCGGTACTGGTAGTATCTCAAAATACTCAAAGTTTTCTGCTATATAGTGGGGCAAAACCCTACTCATATTATGAAACGTAGGCTCTACTTTAGGTAAAGCCCTTGGTTTTGTTTTAAAGTAACTCATTTATTGTTTCTTTTGGTTCTAAAAATTCTAGTGGGGCGATAACACCGTCTGTGTACTCACAGTACTTTTTGTACCATTCTATTAGATTTAGTGCGTTGACTCTAACTCCACACCTACTTAGTATCTGCTTTGCTTTGTTAATGCCTTTTATACCTGTTATACCATAAAGGGACTCACCCACTGCCAAATAAAATTCGCTAGGTTTGTTTATTAGAGCTTTAAGCAGTGTTTCTGTATTTGCAGTTAGTATCTCCGCACCAAAATCTTTATACAACTTATGGAAGTATTCCGCGCATTTATCTGGTTTTTCTTTTAGAAAGCAGGTTACATCATCCCACGTGAGGATTTCCACATCATAAAAGAATTTTATCTTTTCTTGTACAATATACGCATCATTATGTCTAGGCTGTGTGTCCCCCTCCTTAGCATTAAGAATGGCTAGGGTTCTTTCTATCAGATATTCTTCTTTATCCACTTTTTCTTGTGGATTATCGTAGGGCACATCTATAACCTCTACGGACGCACCAGAGTCTACTAGGTAGTAGTTAAACGTAGCTACATAAGTTTTATACTCTCGTTCCCTGCGGGCCGCGTAAGCTTTCCTAGCTGTAGGTAGAAAATCCTTATCTATTGTTATACCTGAGAAACCAGTACTAAACTGACGCATTAAGCCAAAGTAGTAGTGAATGGTTTCGGGGGAACGTTCTCGCATCATAGCCTGGAAGCGCATATTCGGTGTGTGGTTTTCGGATGTGGTTAATATAAAAACTACATCAAAATAGTTAAAATCCACCCCGTTAGTTATGCTGGGGCTGCACAGCAAAGCATCTACTTCTTGTCTTCGCAAAGCCACCGTAGTATTATCAATAATATCACGTATCTCAGGGTCATTGGTAGACGCGGAGTGTACGACCTTAATTATTTTACTAGGCAGTATTCTATTAAAAGCCGTCAAATACTCATTGATAACTTTGGGCGAGGAGTCAGAAACCATTAAGCACCTGTCTCCTAGCTCTAAGTGTCCTTGTAGCGCACCCCACAACGAGCTTTCCTTAACATGCTTATATGCAGGCACACCTTTTAAGTTTTGACGTTTGTGCGACACTCTGTATAGGTCTCTAGATCCCTGCATTAACTGTACGTATTGTGCTACTGTTTCTTCGGAAATATCTCCATCGCTTATGACAACCCTGTCGGTATTCTGCAATAACTCCCTTAGCACTTCTATTATAACAGTGCGCTTTTCTTCGCTTATAATAGTAGCGAACAAGAGATTATTCATTAAAGAGTCTGCCTCGTCTATAAAAAGAAAATCAAAACTGTTAGTTAAGTCCTTAATTTTATAAAGTGAGTGTAGCGTGCCCGATAGGCGCTGTACCTTGCCTGTAGCAAAGTCAAGCCTACCTTTAGGGGTTCTAAAATCCCTAGCGGGACTAAATCGTTTTGTATTGGACTCTACTAAGGCTGAGGTATCAGTGAGAGCCAAGAAGTTACCTTCGATGTGCCCATTTTTTAGCCACTGCTCTATATTGTAAGTTTTGCCCGTACCCAGTGTAGCCTTTAAAAAGACAACAGAATCTTTTGGGGGGTACTTGGTCATATTAAGAAACTTAGGCTCGCTGCCACCATCAATAGTGGTTAGCGGTAGGCCTAGGCAGTTGAGAGGAACCTCACGGACAGAGCAGGCTTTAATGTTAGACACAGCACTAGCTATACCCTGGGATATATAATTATCTAACTCCCCTGGTCTTTTAGTGTTCAATATTTCTGCCATGTCTTTTTTAAGTAAATGCAAACAATACTGACTCTGTACCGCAGTGTGGTACGTAGCAATAACTGCTTTACGCAAACCCGGTGTAGAAGAGCCCCAGTCTTTAAGAGCGTTGAGTCTGTTTTCTAGCTCTAGAGACTGGATTGTGCTGCCCGAAATAGCATTTAAATAAGTAGCCCTTTCCGTATCAGTAGTAACGGCCGGTTTTATATAACTAACGTAGTCCTTGGGTACGTAACAACGATTCCCAAAGCTATATCTCGTACGCTTACCTTTTAATGGGTCTGACGAAGCCTCCTCAAATAAAGGATAGGCAGTATAGTGTGCTTGTATATCATTGTATAGTGATACGTCTATAAGATTGATTTGTGTTTCAAATTTGGATTTGAAAGTGCTGTTAACATTATAAAATAAATTCTTTAGCTGAGACTGGTCTACACAATCGTAGTTCTCTAACCATAGGTGTAGCTTTATAGTTTTGCTAAGTCCCGCGCTCGAAGATCCCTGAGCAATAAAGCCCATGTCGTCTGGAAATATATTGGGAACACATCTGTGTAAAATATCACAAATATATAATCCCTGCGCCACAATATCTGTAGCATCAATATTTAGTGGGAGGTCAATTTCATCAATATCCATACAGATTATTTTGCTAGCTTCATTGCTTACAAACTTGGCTTGTCTAAATACTATAGTGTCTAGCCCTGCATTTATATACTTGTGGCGTATAATTAATGCTTTAGGGTTGTCCCCTAGCTCTTTCAATATAGGTTCTAGCTCTAGCAACGAATCTGGATTGTAAAAGCTTCCCAGCTTAAACTTTTTTGGAAAATTAGCCCTAAGTTTGTTACCCTGCTTATCTATGCGCTTAGTCAACCAAGTACTATTCCTAGTAACTCGGAAAAACTCACCCTCTTTGTTTCTATCGTTATAATCACACGCGTGTAGTACTGAAATTGTCACCCTACACCTCTATAAAGGTTATTGAAGATTTAATAGACGGATCTATTTTGTTGGAAATGCTCATAGTAGTTAGATCAATTTGTACTTTGCCAAACTCTCTAACACACCCAATAATTAGCGACAGCGCATTATTAATGTACTGACACACGACACGACAATCTACCTGTTCTGGTAAAACATCATAGTCTCCTATGCTGGGGTCATACGGTTCTTGGTCCTGCAACATTACATGCCTAGCAGCTTCTTGAACCAATTCAAAGCCTTCTAGTGTTAGATAGTTATCCATCTCTAATGATGTTACAGTTATACTGTATTCAAGCAGCCTAGGCGTACTTTTTACTATTAAACGATACATAAATGTTTTCTCTTTGTTGTGTAAGATTATTTTAGTTTGATTGTTTTGTACTCATTGTTTTAGTACCCACGCCTTTGGAGCATACCCTTCCTCATGTTGTGCGCTGTCTTAAACCACCACTCTTATGTACCTCAGTACTAACGGGTCGCCGATTTTCGCGCTAGAATGACAAGCTAAACACCTTACGATGCCAATACCCTACAATCGCCACCATTACAGTGGACCGCCGGTTAATGTCCTCCGCCAGACAATATATTTCTAACATATGTCCCCGTGGCATCACCCACGGTTTTTTATGTTAGGAGAGGTTAATCAACCTCTGAAGTTTTATGGGCTCGAGTATACACTATGCACATCACCACTCTCATGGCTTCGCCGGTACTTGCCCCGAAGTCTCTAACTGTTTTAATCTCTATTTAAGTATCTATAATATAGTAATTTTTGAATTTTGTCAATAACTTTTTTAAATTATTTGCTAAGCACTGCATATGTTCCGCATTTTTTGCACACACTCTTCTATCGTTCCGTCGTTTAGCAGTACTCTAGGTTTGATACCTGTATCTTTTTCTAGGATGTAGTCCCGAGAATCATTATCAAAGTTGCAGCCGTCTCGATATAGGTGTATAACTACTACCTTGTCCCTGCCGAAAATCCTAGATAAAACATTGACTTCATCAGGAAAACCTCCGTCACTAAAAATTACTGAGTAGACATCAAGAACCTCATTTACTTCTCTGGCTGCCGAGATACCAAAGTAGTTGTTACCAAAATGGGGCTTACACATTACTTCCGATATGTGTATTAAAAACCCCCTAGGAGAAAACCCTAGTAGTGCTTCTGTGGGTACTTCTTTTAGTTCCCTTTGGTTGTATAAATCAAAGTAGTCGTCTTCGTGCATACCAGATAGTAATATTGCTATTTTATGCAAATGACCTTTAAACTCTAAAGACACACATGATTCTCCATAAAGTTCGGCTGCTATTGTATCTTTTCCAGAGCCAGGAGGCCCGTTTAATATGTATATTTTATTCATTCTTTTAGTTCCTTGGCTTTTTTGCGTAATTGGTCAACGTAGTTGTATAAATCTAAAGTATCTCTTAAAGAAATCCTGTATTTATCATTAGCCGTTTCTTTTATACAGTCTTCAACGCCCTTAGCTTGCTGCTCTAGGTTACGTATTGATTGCTGTCTTTCACCCATAGTTTCTGAATGAGACAACCTTTTCTCTAGCTCAACAATGCGCTTAATATCTGCTAGTGACCGGCTTCCAATAACG